GGTATCCACAGATGTATCAGGCATGGCAACACGCTTCTGAGGCAGATGAGAAGGCTTTCTCCCTGCCAAGCTACTCAAACAGCCATTTGTATCCCGGCGGTAGAGAAGATCCTGAGATTCTGGCACTTGAAAGAGCTTCATCAGATGACTTTTTCATGGAGAGAATCGAAGGCGTACCGTCACCACCACAGGGACTGGTGTTTACTGAGGTAAGGCCAGATATCCATGTACAGGAGATCGAGTACGAGCCAGATGTTCCGGTCCATATCTGGATTGACCCCGGTTATGCAGAGGCTTATGCCTGTGAAATTGTACAGGTAGTTAACGATCAGATAAGAGTTATAGATGAAATATACGAAAGGAACCTAGTTACTGATGAAATGGTAGATATAGCCCAGTCCCGGCCGTGGTGGAGGGACGCACGGTTCGGAGTCATAGACGTTGCTGGATATCAGCATCAGGCTATGGCTGCTCCAGCAGAAGTATGGCTGGAAAGAACAGGGATATATTTTGATTCAGAGAAGATCAGGATTAACGAGGGAACCGAAAGATTAAAGTCGTTTCTCAAGACAGATCCGGTAGAAAAGCGTGACCCACGGATAGTATTTAGCCCTAAATGTAAGGGGATTTTGTCCGAACTTGGAGTGCAACCAAACCCATTCGATGGTCAGTCAAGGGCGTATAGGTGGAAGATGGATAGAGATGGTAATATAGTGGGACAGACTCCAGAAGACAGGTATAACCACGGAGTGAAGGCAGTTATCTACGGTCTTATTAATCGTTACGGTTACGGATATATTACGGAAAACAGCACAATAAGAGTGAAACGCTGGTAATGGCTAATTACAAACCTGAAGAGATAAGTGCCCTAGTAGATAATCATTATGATTTAACCGAACCTCTGCGAACTAGGATGGACAACGACCATAAGTTGTACAGGCTGGAAGAGTTCGATGCAGGAGAGGGATACCAGTCATACACATCCAACGAACCACAGGTCTATGCAGACAAGTTGATATCTTGGATGACCTCATCAGAGATGGTAGTACGAATACCATACGGTAATTCTGAGAGAGAACAGAGAGAGAACAACGATTCCAAGGAAAGATTTCTTATAGGCTTGGATAAAGCTGCCAACGAAAGAATGGCAAACAGGTTCCAGCCTCCCATCAGGAACCAGATAGCTTGGTATATAGCTGTCAGGGGCTGGTACGCAGGAAGGGCACTGTTCGTTAAGGACGATGACGGTGAAACTCATGTTGATATACAGCCTTGGGACCCCATGCACACGTACTGGGGTGAAGGAAACAAGGGTCTTTCTTGGGCCTGTTACAAGGTAAAACGTACTCCTTCAGAGATAAAGGCTATGTATGACGTAGACATATCAGGTGAAGGAAGTGACCCGAATGATGACGATGCCGTGGACGTTTATGACTTTTATGACTCAGAAGACAACATAGTATGCACAGATACAGAGGTTCTTAAGAAAAGAACCAAGCACGGATCGGAGCGTGTACCTGTTTTTCTTGGGCCAGTAGGCTCTCAGCCACTGGTACAGGCCATAACTGATACTGGAAACCTCGATACCATCGAGGATTATGGGGAATCCTGCTTCAAATCCTCTAGAGATCTGTACGAAAAGCATAATTTTATGATGAGCGTGATGCTGGAACTCACAGCAAGATCACGCAGACAGGGGTTAAAGGTAAAATCCAGAGACGGAACCAAGACACTGGAAGAAGATCCATTCAAGGAAGGCTCTGAAATCGCACTTGGGCAGGGCGAAGACGTAGAACCACTGGGATTACTGGAAATGTCCAGAGAATCCGGGGCTTTTATGGGTCTTGTTGCAGGAGAAATGCAGAGAGGTGGCTTACCTCACTCTATTTACGGTCAACTAGAGTTTCAATTGTCTGGATTTGCCATAAATACCCTGCGTCAGGGCGTAGAAACCGTACTTATACCACGGCTTTCCGCACTGGAGAGAGCATACTCAGTTATATTCCGTCTCATGTGCGATCAGTACATAACTGGAGCCTTTAAATCCATAGAGGTTAGCGGTCAGGACAAGAACAGGATGTATTTCTCAGAAGAAATTACTCCTGAGATGATTCGTAACGGAGGCGATGCCGAAGTTACGTTCATGGGTCAGCTGCCTCAGGACGAAATGAGCAAGATGAGCATGGCCCAGATTGCAAGAGAAGGGCAGACTCCCCTGCTTCCAGATACATATATACGTGACCAGATACTTGGACTACAGTCAGCAGATCAGGTTGATGATTCGATCAAAACCCAGATGGCTGAGAGTATGTTACCCGAAGCTGGCCTGTGGACAATGTTACAGGCAGCGATTAATCAGGGAAGACAGGACTTGGCACAGTTCTATCAGGGTGAATTGTTAAGATTATTTACCATGAAGAGCATGGAACAGGCACAGATGATGGGTGGCGGTGGTATGGGTCCGCAGGGAGGCCCACCTCAGGGCGGTCCACCGATGGGTCCACCGGGGGCACCTCCAATGGGACCACCGGGATTACCACCTCAGGTAATGCCTGATGCAATGATGGGTGTACCACCAGTACCTCCCACTGCTCCAGTTGGTCCTTCAGTTCCACCGGGAACTCCAAGACCGGGGGCACAGAATACAGAAACAAGATTACAGAGTTTAGGTTTGATTCCACCGACAGGAGGATAGGGTTATGAATAGGTATGGATTTGGTGATGAGCAGTTCATGTCTGGTATGGGTAACATACCCGGACTATTTGCTGCATCTCCCACTATTGGAAACTTACCTCCAGAGATGGCAGCCAACCTGATTACTTCCAGCTTACAGGCTCTATCTCCTCAGGGATCAGGTACTCCATTTCAGGACTTTGAAATGATGGGTCCAGCCTTTAGTAAAACTATGGATGATATGGATCAGACTCCCCCTCAACTTCCATTACCACCATTACCTACTGAGCAAAGCGGATTAGATTATTTTTTAAGTGGTCCACAAGCTGCTCCAACTGCTCCTAGCTGGAATCCGTTAGATACTCTTAAAAGCGTTGCTGGAGCCATTACCAACGTCATACCTTGGGAGAATGATCCTGCATTGGCAGCAAGAGGATCGATATCTCAGGGAAGGCCAACAGGATCGGATATTCTTGCAGAAAGACTGGCTGGCCCACAAGTTAGTGCTGCCGGAATACCTGATGAAAGTTCTGTAATAAATGAAGTGAATCGCCAAAGAGCTTTGGATAGATTGCTAGAAGTGGATCAAGGATTTGCTCCGGGTGGGTTTAGAGAAACTCTTATGGGGCCAACTCCGGTTCCACAACCTGTAGTTAGTATCCCCGGAATAATGGATGAAAGTGCTGTTAACGAGGTTGCTCGTGGTCTAGCTACTGGTATAGATCCATTTTTTGGTCCAACTGGAGCAAGAACAGAATTTGCAAACAGGCCAACTCCTCCTGAATGGAATCCATTAGACACTCTTGAAAGCATTGCTAGAACATTGTTGACAACAGATCAAACAGTGCCTGTTCCGGGATATGCGACAGTAGGAGCCTTTCCTGAAACCTCTCCAATAGGACAAAGAAGAGCAGCAGAAGAAGCAGCAGCAGCAGCAAGAATTGATGATTTGTCTACATCCTTAATTACTAACCAACCATACACTCCTTATGAACCCAGTCTTGCAACAGGGGTTGATGTTGAAAGCCCTTGGTTCTCAAGAGAGCAACAATATGATGTAATGCCAAATTATCCTTGGCAAGATGACCTAAGTGCAAGGTATTACGCAGAGAACCCTAATGCACCTGTTCCCGTTATTGGGGGAACAGATCAATACTTTATAGGTGAGGCTGCAACATCTGGGCTAGAGAATCTATTAACTGCTGGACAAGGATACGGTAATGTTGCCGACACTTTTAAGGCTACTGTACAGGGAGCTGCGGAACCTTTTATTGATACGTGGCAGTATACAACTGGAACAAGAGATGTAGATATAAAAAATAATTTAGATACTGCTATATCTACTTATAACAGCATAACTGATCCTGATGCAAAGAAAAGTGCAAAGAAAGCACTAGATGCAACGCTTGCAACTTTTAATGCCAGATTCCCCCAACAGGCATCTGAGATGGATATGGGAGATACATCGGAACCCGGTGGTGCTGTAGCCAGTGTGGTTCCAGCAAAAGAGCCAGTAAAAGCAGTTCAGGAAGCTAATAAGGTTGTAAAACAGTTAGCAGATACAGCTGCTACGACTACTAGTACAATTGGTGGTGATCCTTTTGCTGCTCCTTGGGATGAACCTGTAACACAAACTGAATCAGCCAATGTTCCTGTAATCAAAGAAAAGCCAGCTGAAGTAGTAAAGACAACTGTCACTGGCACAGGAACTGGCACAGGTACAGGAACGGGGACGGGGACGGGGACTGGCACGGGTACGGGTACGGGAACTGGTATAGGAACTGGCACA